TGTAAGAGTTTTTCACGCATAAACTCCGTAAGTGAGTTACCCGGTACTTCTACGTCATCCAAGATCATCAGATCTGCACGAGATCCTGTCAGCTGTCCGGTAATACCAACTGACTTTACTGATGGTGCTTGGTGTGGACTACAGTTAACATCAAAGCTTATCCTTGACCATCTGCTGTCGTCCGACTTAGGTTGGAGGTGGCTTAACCAAGGTGTGTCTATGATGAGTTTCTGTAAAAAGATAGACATGTTGTCTGCACGTTCTTTTGATGCAGAGATTATCATGACCTTTCTTTCTGGGTCGTTAAATAGTGTCCATAATACGAACGCACCAGTAATCCACGATTTACCTACACCACGAAACGCCTGCACTTGCAAACGCTTCGGGCCGTTCTGTAGGTAGTCCGCAATAGCGTACTGTGCCCTCGTAGGACTAGGCAAGCCCAGCTCTGCCCACAATGCCTGTAGGAAGAGCTTGAAGTCTTGCTGTAGTAAAACTAGGGAATTTTCCATTTTTTCGGTTAGTCAGGTGTATTTCCTCTAATTACCCCATCATCATCTGTTTTAATAGGATCATCTCGAGTTGGTAATGCTTCACCCTTTTGAGTCATTGTACGTTTATTTATTTTATCATCTACTAATATAATTGCATTTAATAGTTCGTTATCTTTCATACCTTTTGCAACTGACCTTGCTACATCTATTTTTAGTTGATCTATATAAGCTGGGCCTACGGAAGATTGTCCTGAGTTTTTCAAATCAGCTTTTAGACCTTTTATCTCTGCTAACAACTCTTTACGATATAGTTCTGCAAATGCAGCTTTTGACTCTATTGGTATTGTATTAGATAGACTTCTTTCTGGGAAAACAAAACTTAAGAAACTTTCTCTTAGACCATATTGAGTACCTAATAAGTCTGCAAGAATTTTATCTGGTTCTTGGTTATTTTGACGTTTTCTATTTCCATCAACTACACTTCTAAAAAAGTCATCGTTTTTAAGTCTACCTTTAGCTGCAATCAATTCTTCTATCGCTTGATCGTCTAGCTGTTCTCGAATACTTCTTGAAATTTCTGGTTCTAAATTGTTATAAAAATCAGTTAAGCTACTAATATTTCTATCTTCAATAATGTTATTAGCTGCAAAAACATGACCCTTTTCAAAAGCTGGTATTTGTTTATATCTAGCTAATCTAAGATAATAAGCTTTTTTTAAATCTGTTAAGCTACGAATCTTTACAGGTGCGGTCATACCTTCAGTCTGAAAACTAATTTCACCGCCTTGACCTTCTATAATTCTTTTTAATCCTATAGGATCAGTTCCTATCTCTTTAGATATATGGTTAATAACATCAGCAGTGTTACCCAAAGTGTTTGGATTAACACCTAAAGATACCTCATTCAAGTAGACCATTGTTCCAATGTAACCTTTTTGATTACGTCTAAGTCTACCAGAAGGATTATTTCTATCTTTTTTACCTAGTCGTGTTTCGTTGACAAGATCAACATATTCCTGTGCTTTTTCTGGAGCTATATTATTACCGTTTAAAGCCTCTTCTTGAATAATAAGATCTAAGTCTGTTGATTCTAATTTTCTACCATATATTTCTCTTCTTTGTGCATTAGTAAGCCCTTCATCAACAGTATCTCCAAGTGTTTGACCATCATATTTGGCATCTAAAGCTCTATACTGTGCGGTAAGTGCTTCATCAGACTCGCCTAATCTTGGATCTTCTTGAAAAGACTTCATCAAATTTTTCTGTCCAGCTGCTTCCATAGCGGCTTGTTCATCTGGATTCTTTGGCCCGGGTTTACGTTTAGCAGCTCCAACTGTACCTAGTTCAGTAAAGCTACCGCCTCTGCCTGCAATTTTATCTTTTAAAGATCTTAAAGCATATGATACTTCGCCAGCGTCAGCAACAGTTTGAAAAATACCACCAGCTACACCACCAAATAAAGTTCCTGTAGTAAAAGTTTCTGCATCAGGCAGTTTTCCTGTATCTATTAAAGACTCAGATGTAACCTGTGCAGCACCCAAACCAGCACCTTTAACTGTTGATTTACCGATAGCACCTTTGAGAGTTTTTGCCTGAGTAGCTCCGGGTATAAGACTTAGACCCGATGCAGTGGCTAATTCACCAAGACTGAACTCAGTACCACGTATTCTTTGTGCTAAATAGTTGATAATACCACTACCAGCTACATTAGCCAAAGCGTATAAAGGTCTGGCTCCCGGTATAGGAGCACCTAGTAATAAAGATGTAGCTTTATCTAGTGCTACGTTTGCACCTACTTCAAACCCTATAGATTCTGCAAACCTTGGATTACCAAACTGATCTGTCTCAGGATCATAGATAGGTTCACCAGTACGCATATCTCTATCAGGAGCTGGTGCAAAGTCTCCAGTTTTATCTGGTATAAACTTTTCACCTGTGTTACCACCTGTTTGAGTTTGTTTACGCTTCAACCTTTGGTATCTTCTTTTCTCTCCCTTTCTTATACGCTTTTCTTCTTGCCTTTTAAGCTCTGCTTCACCAGATACTTCTTTGTCGTAAGCTTCTTGGTTCTGACGTTCAAAGCGATCTTTCTCTTCTTTGAGTTCTTGTTCTAGATCTCTTTCTTCTTCATTCATCTAATATGTGATAGAATAGTTTGTTCTCTGTCAGTTATGCCGAATGTCGACCTCATCCAGTCCAGCCAGTCCTTACTACCTTTTTCCTGATTGCATCGTTGACAAGAGGGCACGACATTCGCCGTTTCATCTCTACCCCCTTTGCATTTAGGGCGTACATGGTCAATAGTGAGTTGTTGTAATTCATAAGTTCCTCCACAATAAACGCATTGACAATTAAAGTGCTCTTTGATAGCTCTTCTCCAGAGCCTTTTAGATTCTGAACTCGTCATGGTTATTAAGTTGTGTAAATAGTAATCAGGTGTTGGTAGTAATGGGGTCATTTTTTGCGACTTTTACGGTTAATTGATGGCTTTTGTTTTCTGCCCTTGGTTGTGCTACCCTTATAATGTGCGGCATCGAGGCCGTCACGGTTGCCATATGTACCAAGTTTCTTATTAAGTTTGTTCGCATTGACTCTTATTGCTAAACCTTTCGGTGTTTTGTTGTATTTAGCCTGTTGCTTGCGACGCTTGGCCGCAGCTTTAGGATTCTTTTTGTAATAGCTAGAAGTTTTTGCCATAGACTTTTCTCTTAACTAAAGATGGATCTACAGTTGGTATGATCTTGTTGAGTTTGTCCAAGGGACTGCCCTCGTAAGCGACACCTGTAATGTCATTGGTTTTTAGCCAATCACAAGCTGCCTTTAGATCTTGTACTGTTGCTTCTCCACTTCTTATTCTGCGTAGAAAGTCCTCTGTAACAAGGTAGTGTAGCTCGTTAAAACTCTCTTCGGTTGCTTTCTTGGGTATAACCCTTGGATTTTCGTTCATTAGACTCCCTTTTTCTTTTTGCCTTTGTAATAATTAATTACGTTTTTCTTATCTTCTATAGTGTAATTTTTACCACTATACTGTCTCTTAATAGAATCGTAGACATGATCTGGCATGCCACTAATGTTCTGGGCAATCTCTTTCTTTTTCTTTTCCTGTCTTTCACCGATAGACCCAGACTCGTCACCGAACTCGTTTATAGTATTTTTTAGCCTAGCCATGCTTACTCCTCTGGTAATAAGTTTTTCTTGACAAGAGCTGTTAGCTTGTCATCTACTGTGTTGTCAGTAGTCTTACTGTATGCCTCTAGTAGATTTACTACAAGCTGCTTTACAGCTGTGCTGCCCAAAAACTTGAACAGTATTGGTTTAATTAGTGCAATCATTACATTGATGGGGTATCGAGGTCTGCTTCATCTTTTACAAAACGTCCAGCGTCATCACGCTTTGCTTTTGTTTTTCTTTTTGGTTTTTTCTTAGCAGCTTCTGCTTCTAAGGCTTTTAATCTTGTTAGTGTGCTCATCGTTGCCAAAATTTCTTTTTCTTAGGTGGTTGTAGGGCAGATATTGGTACAATGTCTTGGCATAATACTTTCATCTCTGATCTAGGATGAAATGTAAAGCCACGTTGCATCAGCTCTGCACATTTTAATGCACGTACTAGCTCATAGTCTAGTCGCATTTTTTCTTCTTGACGTTTAGCTATATCTCTACATTGGTTTAGACCTTTACGATCTAACGGAACCATAAAGTTGACTTGAAAGCCCCAGTTCTGATTGATGTTGTAGCTTTCTTCAGCTTCTGGTCTTGTATCGTTACCCATGTAGAAAGGGCTAAATGTCATAGTAGACCCATTACATTGTATGTTTGGGCCATATACCTGACGTGACGATGCACCGTTGTTTTGAAACTGTACGGCTTGGTTCGTCACATTACCCGTAGCTGCTGCTACAGGATTTGATTTATTAACTGTATCTCCTTCAGCATATACAGGTGTTACTGAGAGAAGACAGAGAGCGATGTAGTAGTAGAGTTTATTGTAAAGTTGCGTGTAAAGTCTCGCTGCTCTACTATGCCTGCTGCTCTTGTTGTTGTTTCTAAGCTCCATGGTAATGTATTATCAGTAACTGTAAATACTGCATCACCACCAGCAATGCCAGCACTCGCTGATGCTGTAATGTTAGATCCAGACCAAGTGTTTACGGCTGCACCGAATACTTGCACTTGCTCCGTCTCGACGATAGTTTGAGTTGTAGTTGTTGTGCTGTTCATAGACCCTGTAGTAAACTGGGGCGTGACAGTATTAGCTCTTGCTACTGTGGGTGATAACAGGGCTAAGAGTATGATTAGTTTTTTCATACTTTTGGTTGTTTGTCTTTTTCTCCTTTTGTTCTACCTGTAGATAGTCCAAAGGTTGCTAGAGCTCCAGTAAAAATCGAAGCAACGAACGTGATATCGGACGATGCCCCAGTCTTTTTAACCATAGGTAGCTCTACGTAGTTTAGTGTTATGATAAAACCAGACCAGATGACTACACCTAGACGCACCATGGCTCCTAGTATTTGCATCTGTTCGTCATGGTCATCTACATTCTCTTTTATTTTTCTGAGGATGCCTTTCTTTTCTGGCGGTTTTGTTTCCATTTGTTTATCTTGCCTTGTAAGAATTTTTGTATTCTATCCTTTAACGCATTGATTACAGGTTGTGTAGCAGTCGCAGCTGCCACAGCCGTTACAGCAGTAACAGACGCAGCAACTAGGACTTCTTGCGATGGTAAAGGGATGCTAGGTAAGGGTGGAAAGTGTATTTTTGGGGGTGGGTTTTCTGTTGTCCGCACCTCCTCTGTGCCTTCGGGTCTTCGTAAATCTTGCGGAGGTACGACCAAAGGTTGATATGAGGGAACATTTGCTGTAGGGAGAGGTAAAGAGGGGGTTTTTAGTTGTACTGAATCTGGTAATATTATAATGGGTAGTTCCATTAAATATAAATTGTTTCAAGTGGTTCAGCTATTGTAAAGACCCACCCTTTAGTATTATCTTGTTTATATAAGTTCTCGTCCCAGTAATATCCTACTAAGTCTACGTTGTCATCGTAAGAAACTGGAAAAGGTATAGGAGGTTTCCAATAATTATCATCATCAAGAGTCCAATCTATACCCGGTTTAGCATCACAAAATACACCTTTTGTTTTTTCATAAATACCGCCAATCTTTGCTTTATTACCAGCTGTATCTTTTATCCACTCTACGTTTTCTTCAGCTGGTAAGGTATCTATAAAATCTTGTTCTGCAACAATTATATTTGTAACTGTTCCATTTGTTACTTGTGCAAATATCATGGGTTATAAGTTCCTGAGCTTGTAAATGTGTGGTATGTGTAACCTCCAGAGCTGGTAACAGTACCTCCAGTACCTTTTTGAGATCCAGCATATCTAATGATTACTATTCCACTACCACCATTACGACCCTGATGGTATTGCTGTCTTCCGCCTCTTGCACCATTACCAGTATTAGCCGAACCATGTCCGCCACTACCAGAAGGTGAGGGGCCGTCAGCATAAGTAGTTCCGTTTAACCAAGTTCTATCACTAGAAGGTAAGTCTCCACCGTCACCACCCCAGCCGTAGGTGTTTCTACCAGCACCACCGGGGGCACCTTCAGCTGGAGAATATCCACCAGCGTTTCCACTACCACCACTGTAGTTAACTGTGGGAGTATAACTGATACCTGATTGATAACCTCCACCGCCGCCTGAGCCGCCGCTTGCACCAGTAGTTAGTAGACCGTTAGCACCTCCACCAGAGGCTGATGTGCTGTTAAATGATGAGTTACCTCCATTGCTGGAGAATCTTTGGCCCGGTGTGTTCCAAGGTTGATATCCCCATGAGTCACCACCGCCGGGGCCACCGCCACCTACTGTTACTGTTAATCCGCTAGAACCGGGTGTAAGAGTTGCTGTTAAAGCACGGTATCCACCAGCACCGCCACTTCCGGCACCATTACTACTACTGTCTGGGCCACTAGCTCCGCCGCCACCAGCGACGAGTAAGTATTGACAGTCGTAAGTATTAGCAGTTCCATAGAAATCAGCGGCTAATTGTATTTCACCAGATGCTGGGCAGTTGCCTTTTCCATAATACTCAGAAAGTGCATGAGGTGCATCCCCTCCAAATTCTGTAGCTATGGCACCTAATGAAATTTGACCTGATCCTACTAATGGCATTATTTAGCCTCCAATACTTTTATTCTTGCTGATAAATCTTTGACTGCTTCAATTAGAATAGAAGTCAGACCAGCATAGTTAACAGCTTTAAATTCATTACCTTCCATATCATTAACTGTTTTAACAACTTCGGGTAATACTTTTTCTACATCTTGAGCTATAACACCAGCACTGTCAGCATCGTTTTTCTTCCATTTAAATGTAACACCTTTTAGTGCTTCTACTTTAGTTACAGCATCACTAACGATTGTTATATCTTTTTTAAGATTCTCGTCAGATGAAACAGTTGTTGAGAAAGCATAGACATCGCCATCTGCATGGAAGTCACCGTCAGCTTCAAATCTAAATTCGTTGCTACCATTAACATAGACATCCATTTGGGAATTATCACCCCACTGTATGTAGTCATTAGAATCCCTACCTATTTTAGAAGTACCATATAGATAACTAGCACTTACATCGTTAGGAGCTATAGATTGTCCGCTTACTAAACTAACGATTTCACTAGCTGTTTGGTCAGCAGTTGCATTATTTTCAATATTATCTAATTTACTACCGTCAGCAGCTACGTCTCTACCGTCAACAGTTCCTGTTACAGACATATTGCCTATTACATTTACTCCATAACTTGCCGTATTAAACTTTTGACTATTATC